GCGGAGCATCTCTCCCTGACACGGTCAAAAACGATGCTGGATAGTCCATTTAAGATCCGACCTAAGCCGATTACATGACAACTAAGACCAAAAGATCCAAGCCACTGCGGGGGGCGCTGAAACCAAGGCTTCACAGTCCTTGGCTAAAGGGCGAAACTAAAGGCACACAGGTAGCAGAGCTTGCAGAGCGTATTGGTCAGCCTTTACTCGAATGGCAAAAGATAATCCTTAATGACATGTGTACAGTGGACAAGAAATCCATGTTTATTCGTAAGACCAACCTTCTATTGATTGCAAGGCAATCCGGAAAATCACATCTTGCTCGGATGCGCTGTTTAGCAGGGTTATTTATGTTTGGTGAAAAAGACATCTTGATTATGTCATCAAATAGAGCTATGGCTATGAAGTCCTTTAACATAATGGCAGACATCATCGAGCGTAATGATTGGATGAGAGCGCAGCTTAAAGATGGAGATCCTAAGAAGGGTATTCGCAGAACTAACGGAGATGAGCGAATCATTTTGGCTAATGGAGCCCAGTTAGAAGTAGCCGCTGCGACATCCGATGGAGCGCGTGGTAGAACAGCGGACTTCTTATGGATTGATGAATTACGCGAAGTCTCAGAAGCTGCGATGGACGCCGCGAAAAGCGTAACGCTTGCAAGGATGAATAGTCAGCGCTTATTTACTAGCAATGCCGGTGATGCTTATTCCTCAGTGCTTAATTCCCTACACGCGGCTTGCAAAAGTTATCCACCTAAGAGTTTAGGTTATTACGAATATTCGGCACCAGATTTTTGCGACATCTGGGATAGAAATGCATGGGCGCTTGCAAATCCATCAATGGGCTATTTAATTTCGGTCGAGGCCATTGAGGAAACGATTGCATCATCAACACCAGATGCAGCTCGAACGGAAACGCTTTGCCAATGGATAAGCGCTCTAAATTGTCCTTTCAGCACAGAGATCCTTGAAAACAGTTCAGATAGCACACTGGAAATGACTGTAGGGGCTTATACTGTGTTTGGTTTCGATGTCAGTCCTTCAAGGCGAAACGGATCACTAGTCGCAGGACAACTTCTGCCAGATGGAAGGATTGGCATCGGGATCTTAGAGACTTACAGCTCTCAGGTTGCTATTGATGAACTCAAGATGGCGGCATCGATTAAATCATGGGTTGATCTCTATAAACCAAGACTTGTCTGTTTTGACAAGTACGCCACACAAACAATTGCGGACAGACTCTCCAATTCCGGCGTAATCGTGGAAGATGTATCAGGCCAGCAGTTCTATAAAGCCTGTGGAGATTTACTTGAAGGATTAACTAACCTCAGAGTGGTTCACAATGGGATGAAAGAGCTTATTGAGCAATTTCAAAACACAGCTGCAAAAACCAATGACTCCGCATGGCGTATCATAAAAAGGCGCAGCAGCGGAGACATAAGCGCGCCGATTGGATTAGCAATGTGTGTCAGCAAGTTAATGCTGCCTCAACCTAAGCCACAAATTTACATTTAGACACGCCGACAGAGTTTGTCTAATTACTTGACAAATGGTACCCTTTATGTCTATGGGTATCTTTAGCAGATCAGAAGCGCCTAAGAAAAGCAACTCGCTTTTAGCGCAGTACGCTCCAACAATTATGGGCGAGAATCTTAACTCGCTATTTAACTATGTCATGCCACGCGTTCAACGCAACGAGGCTATGTCTGTTCCATCGATTGCTAGATGCAGAAACCTTTTAAGTTCTGTAGTTGCCGATCTCCCATTAAATTTGTATCGTAATTCAACTGGTGAAGAATTAGATAATCCAATTTGGGTAAATCAACCAGCAATTAATCAGCCTCGTTCTGTAACTATGGCATGGACTGTAGATTCCTTACTTATGTACGGCGTGGCTTACTGGCAAGTAACAGAAATTAGTGCAGAGGATTCGAGGCCTTCTCGCTTCCAATGGATTCCAAATGTTAAAGTAACTTTTAATACTGATCTTTACGGAATGACAATCACTGAGTATTTTATTGATGCGGTTGCCGTACCTATGTCAGGTTTGGGTAGTATCGTCACCTTTCAAGCATTTGATGAAGGTATCTTAGAGCGCGGATCAGAAACAATTAGAGCTGCGATTGATCTTCGCAAAGCAGCAGTAATTGCAGCATCAACTCCAATGCCTTCTGGAGTATTAAAAAATAACGGTGCAGATTTAGATCCAAAAGAAGTTTCAGGATTGTTAGCAGCTTGGAAAAACGCCAGAAATAACAGGTCAACGGCGTACTTGACTTCCACTCTTGAGTGGCTTCCTTCTTCATTCTCACCTAAAGACATGATGTATGATGAAGCACAACAATTCTTAGCAACAGAGATTGCTCGTCTGTGCAACATCCCTGCTTATCTGCTAAGTGCGGAAGCCAATAACTCGTTAACTTATTCAAATGTTCTAGATGAAAGAAAACAATTTTTCTCATTTAGTGTCGCTCCTTATGTAAATGCAATTTCTCACAGGCTCAGCATGGATGACATAACCGCCAGAGGAAATTCTGTGCGCTTTGATGTTGACTCATCTTTCCTAAAGACTGATCCAATGGAAAGACTATTAGTAATAGAAAAGATGCTTTCTCTTGGCCTAATTACAGTTGAACAGGCTATGGAGATGGAAGATTTAACACCAAACGGAAGTGAAGGAATCGAATAATGGAAAACAACATCCTTACATTCTCTGCCGAGATAACTGCCAATGTTGAAGAAAGAACAATCTCTGGCAAGATCGCTCCAGCAGGAACAGGAGAAATAGGGAATACATCTGCTGGCAAAGTTTTATTTGAGCGCAATGCGATTCAACTTCCAGAAGATCCTAAAACTGTAAAATTATTAAATCAACACGATATGAAGCAACCTTTAGGAAAGGCAACCAGTTTCACAACAGATGAAACAGGAGTCTATGCCAGCTTCAAGATTAGTCGTAGCAACAGAGGCACAGAAGCACTAATCCTTGCAGAAGAAGGATTGCAGTCTGGTCTATCTGTAGGCGTTGAAGTAATTAAATCAAAGATGAAGGCTGGCGTTATGCATGTATCTGACGCTCGCCTATTTGAAGTTTCATTAGTAACTGAGCCAGCTTTTAAGTCTGCTCAAGTTATTGATGTCGCTGCTGAGGATACTCCAGAAGCAGTAGAAGAAATCCAACCAACAGAAAGCGAGACAGCTGTGGAGAATACTCCAGAGACAGTTGCAGCACCAGTAGAGGCAGCAGCGGTTGAAGCTGCTCGTCCTGTTGTTACTGCAACAGTTCGTGCAGCAGATGACTCAACATCAACAAACACTGGTCTTACACTTGCACCACACCTAAACACATTTATCACTGATACATTTACTGGCCGTCCAGCATTTGAAGCAGCAACTCGTCAAGCATTATTGCCAGAGGGTATGTCATTCACAGTGCCACGCCTTTACACAAACGCATCTTCAGCTGACACTGCTCCAACAGTTGCAGACACAAACGAAGGTTCAGCACCATCTGAGACAGGAATGACATCTGCTTTCGACACAGTAAATGTTAACAAGTTCAGTGGATTGCAGCGCGTAAGTTTTGAGCTCGTTGACAGATCACAGCCAGCCTTTATGGAATTGATGATGATCGAACTTCGCAAGGCCTACGAGAAGGCAACAGATACAGCACTTCTACAAGCTTTTGTTGATAGCGGTACTACAGCAACAGGTGTAGCAGCAACAGCAGCTGGACTACAGTCATTCATTTCTGTAGAAGGCGCAGCAGCATACAAAGGTACAGGCGGAGACTTTGCTAACAAGCTAGTTGCTTCAACTGACCAGTGGGCAGCAATCACAGGATACGCAGACACAACAGGTCGCGCACTCTACTCAGCACAAGGTGCAACATACAACGCAGCAGGTAACGCAGTAGCAACATCTGTTCGTGGAAATGTTCTTGGAACTGACTTGATCGTTGATCACAACTTAGGAGCAGGAGTTATTGACAACTCAGCGTTCTTGGTTGCTCCATCATCTGTGTACTGCTGGGAATCACCACAGACACAACTTCGCGTCAATGTTTTGACAACAGGCGAAATCGAAATCAACCTTTACGGATACCTAGCAATTTACTTGGCTAAGTCCGGCAAGGGTGTTCGCAAGTTCAACCTAGCTTAATAGGTAACTAAGTCGCTCTAGGGGGTCAGTAGCCCTCTGACTCCCTAGAGTCTTTAGAAAGGATCATCATGGCATTAACTACAGTTGCAGAGCTTCGCTCCACACTGGGTGTTGGCACTTTATACACAGATGCAGTTTTAGAATCTGTGGCAGATGCCGCCGATGCAGTTCTTTTGCCGATGCTCTGGACTAACACTAACTATGCTGTGTCACATTCTAATGTTGGCACAGTGGGCACATTGTACTTTGATGAATCAGTTGAAAATGTTTATTATGTAGGACAAGAAATAACTGTATCTAAAGCAGGTTCCAGATTTAATGGAACAAAAACAATTTTAAGTGTTGGTGAATACTCAATCACAGTAACTACAACACACATAACCGATACACCTAAGCACCCTTTTAATCCTTTTGCTGAAGTTGCTGGTCGCACTTATGTGGACTGGACTTTAGATCAAGCAGTACAAAACGCAGCTTTGATGATCGCTGTTGAAATCTGGCAAGCAAGAACCTCGACTTTGAGCGGTTCTAATGCTATCGATTTCCAGCCTAGCCCCTATCGGATGTCAGCACAATTACTGGCGAAGATCAGGGGCTTGATTTCTCACGCACTCGCGCCAACATCAATGGTGGGCTAAATGCCAGTACCGATTACAACACTAAGAACTACTTTAGCAACTGCTTTGGTAGATAACACTAAATACCAAGTTTTTGCCTTTCCACCAAGTGTTGTTTTAGCCAACTCAGTTATCGTAAGCCCAGATACAGAATATATTGTGCCTACTAATAACCAGCACATAAGTATTAGTCCGATGGCTAATTTTAAGATTATTATCACATGTCCGCTTTTCGATAACGAGGGTAACCTCAATGGCATAGAAGATTTTGTTTGTGGCGTGTTCGCAAAGCTCGCAGCATCATCTTTGACCTATAATGTAAGCGCAATAAGCGCACCAAGTATTCTCAACGCTGCATCAGGAGAACTGCTCAGCTGTGAGATGTCCGTATCAATCCTTACGAGTTGGAGTTAAAATGTCCGATTGGGAAAAAGAGAACGAGGCCTTTCTGATCAAGATCGGACAGGTTGCAACACCAGCACCAAAACCAACACTAACTAAGAAAGACGAGGAATAATCTCATGGCCGTATTTTTGAATAACAAAGTTGGAATAAAAGTAGCAACAGTCGATCTGAGCGATCATGTCCAATCCGTGACTTTGAACCGCACATTTGACGAATTATCTGTCGTGGCTATGGGCGATAGCAGTGCGAAGGCAGTAAAAGGCCTAGAGACATCTTCTATCACAATTGATTTCCTAAATGACACAGCAACAGCAAGTGTACTTCCAACACTTCAGGCAGCATTTGGAACTACAGTAACTGTTGTATTGCTACAGGATAAGGGTGCAGCAGTATCAGCGACAAATCCACTATATACGATGTCATGTTTAGTAAATAATTTAACAGACATCAATGGTGCTGTTGGCGATATTTCAATGCAGTCAGTAACATGGAACTGTAACTCAACAGTTGCAGTAACAACAACAGGTACTTTCTAAACAACTAACAAAGGGGCTAATCATGGCAAGACTCAAGATCGTTCGACAAGATGGAAGCGTACTAGAAGGCGAAATATCCCCAGCAGTGGAATTTTCGTTTGAACAATATGCTAAAAAGGGTTTTCATAAGGCTTTCCGCGATGAGGAAAAGCAATCGGATGTCTATTGGCTGGCATGGGAAGTCACACGCAGGTCAGGTGAAACTGTAAAGCCTTTTGGGATGGACTTCATAGAAACGCTTAAGAGCGTAACTGTCGAGGACTCTGACCCTTTAGCATAAAGCGGGATCTGCCATTCACCTACCTAATTGCTCGCTTGAGTATTAGGTTACAGATACCGCCACAACATTTATTAGAGCTAGACAGAGTAATGCTAAATGCACTGCTCGAAGGTCTAAATGATGAAGCAAAGGAGATCAAAAATGCAAATAATAATCGAAACAAACGCTGATCTTCGCAAGGCTCTCCGCCGATTTGCTCCAGATTTAGAGAAGGCTCTCAAAAAAGAAATAGCAGGAGTTCTAAGACCAGTAGTAAAACAGGCTAGGGGATTTGTACCATCTGCCTCACCTTTAAGCGGCTGGGCTCCTAGATCATTTACTGAGGCAAGATTCCCATACTTTAGCGCTAGAGAAATTAGATCAGGTATCGGATATAGGACAACTGTTTCTAAACCTGACTCCAGAGGATTTACTTCCCAAGCTAGTATCTTTAACGCATCCGGAGCAGGCGCAATCTATGAAGGTGCTGGTCGTATTGGGCCTCAGCCTTGGGTAGGGCCTAATGCTGGTAGTCGTAGTAATAAAGTAAGCAAGTCTATAAACCCTAATGCCGGTCAACAGTTTATTGATGCGTTACCAGAATTGACAGGCAGCTCTAAAGGTAGAGGCCGATTGATCTTCAAAGCGTGGGCCCTTAATCAAGGTAAAGCAGAAGGCGCAGTCCTTAAAGCTATTTCTACAGCAAGGCAAGAATTAGTCAGACGATCTAATGTTTCAAGTCTTAGGAGACGCGACTAATGAATATCAATGAAGTAATCAATATATCCTCTAAGTTAGATGCTAAAGGATTTAAGCAAGCAGAGTCAGCTAGTGCAAAGCTAGGCAGAACTGTTAAGAATCTTGCCGGAACTTTTGGTCTGGCTTTTGGTACTGCCGCTGTTGTTGCTTATGGTAAAGCTTCTGTAAAGGTTGCACTGGAGTCTCAGGCAGAGCAGGAAAGACTCAATAACATCCTTAAGGTCACAACTGGAGCAACTCAAGCCCAGATTGATGTACTTAATGAGCAAGCAAATGCCTTAGAGCGTATTGGTGTTGTTACTGGTGGAAACATCAAAACAACTCAGTCTCAGTTAGCAACATTTGATTTACAGATTTCAACGATTAAAACTTTAACTCCAGCGATTCTAGATTATGTAACTGCTGAAAAGGGTGCCACAGCATCTGCCTCTGATTTTAAGTCTATGACTAATGGACTGGCTCAAGCCCTCAATGGTAACTTTACATCATTGACTAAAACTGGCTTTGTGCTAGATGAATTTACAAAGAAAACTATTAAAGAAGGAACTGAGACAGAGCGAGCAGCAGCTTTAGTTAAGGTTCTTAACTCTACATACAAAGACTTTAACGCTAATCTTAGAAACACAGATGCAGGAAAGATGCAAGTCCTTGCCAATACTGCTAAAGAAGTCCAAACTATTATTGGCTCTGGCATTATTGAGTCACTGAAACTGCTAAGTGAAGATACGACAATCGATGCGTTGACATTAAAAATGAAATCTTTAGCAACTGCTACTTCTGATGCAAGTGTTGGATTTTCGCTAATGCTTAAAGACATTAAAGATGAGGTTTCAAAAGATCCTCTTTTAGGTTCATTTTTTGATTGGCTATTCAAAGACATGACTACAGGATTTCTTCCTTTAGATACTGCCATCAATCGTGGTAAAGAAAGACGAGAAACCCTTGCTTACAACAAAAATGAGCATAAGGCTAAACAACAGATTCTTGCTATTGATAATAAGGCAGACAAACTAACCAAAGCTCAACTTGCTGCACAAAATAAACTACTTGCAACTCAGCGGAAAATTGCAGCAGAGAAGAAAAAGCAGGAGATTTTAGACAAGGCCGCTCTAGTCCTTGCTCAAGGCCAGAAGTTATTTGATGAAGAAGGCATTCAGTTAGCCGCCGCAGCACAGGGCAAACTAACAGAAGAAGAACGCGTACGCGTTGCCCTTAAGAAGGACATTTATGAATTAGAAGCGGCAATCAATGAAGAAAACATTAGTGCCGCTGCTCGCTTGTCTAATAGTATGGTTGCCAACGCTCAGAAATTAGCAGGCCTACGCGGTGACATGATCGGTTTGAATGACATTGAGAATCCATTTACAGCATGGCTTGAAACACTTAAGCAGATGGCAGCAGAGTTGGCCAAACTTGCTAACATCAAGCCACTTGGTGCTTTGCCTATGGGCGGGGCTATGGCAGAGCCTTTGTACAGATACAACTCATTAAGTCAGCAGCTAGTGCCGGGAACTACTGAGAGATCACCTATGGGCTATGGTGGTGGTCAATTTGACATGAACTTAATACCTAGCACTCCATTGTACGGTTACAATTCTCTAAGCCAATCAGCAGTACCTAGCGGCGACACTATTGTGAACATTTCGGTCACAGGATCAGTTACAACAGAGCGCGATCTAGTCGCAGCCATTACTCAAGGACTTTACGCACAACAGGCTTCTGGTACTCCAGTTAATTACAGTACGGCGTACTAATGGCACTACCAGCAACCCCTATTGTAAAGATCAACCTAACTGGTGGAGCCTCATTCGGTGAAGCCTTTGTTTTGGGTTCATCTCGCCTAGGCTTTGCTGAGTTTGCTTCTGGATCTACTGTCATTGTCGATGTATCCAATCAAGTCTCTAAAATAGATACTCGCAAAGAGCGCAACCTATTTCAGGATAAGTATCTCTCAGGCACAGCAACTGTTCGGATTATTGACCAAACGGGCGCGTGGAACCCCCAGTCGGTAACGAGTCCGTATTATCCCAATCTTGTACCTTTACGCTCTATTCAGATTTCAGCAAACTATTCTGGCACAAACTATCCGATCTTTAAGGGTTACATAACTGAGTATCTCTACACCTACCCTAAAGACCAAGAGATTGGCTATGTCGATCTCATTTGTTCAGATGGATTTAAGCTGCTGTTCAACTCCAATGTTACTACCGTCACAGGACAAGCTGCTGGACAAGATACAGGCACACGCATCGACAAGATTCTTAACACTATTGGTTGGCCTGCAAGTCAGCGATCAATCCAGACAGGCAATACAACATGCGTGGCAGACCCTGCAACGGTGCGTACGGGCCTTACAGCCATCCAAACGGCAGAGTTCACAGAGCAGGGCGCTTTCTATGTGGACAAGGCTGGCAACGCAGTATTTAAGAATCGTCAGTTTGTCTATGATGCTCAAGCTGCTACACCTACTGAATTTTCTAATGCTGTCGGATCAACAGACATCAACTATGCAGGCATCGTCTTTGCCCATGATGACAAGACGATTGTCAATCAGGCTACAGTTACACGCATAGGAGGCACAGCTCAGACTTTCTCAGATGCTACTTCTGTGGCGCAATACTTCTTGCACTCAGTAACAGCCGACCAGATGCTCATGCAAACAGATGCCAATGCCTTAGCCCTTGCAACTGCCTATGTCACGACCCGTAAGGACACCACCATCCGCATTGAGTCAATTACTCTGGATCTTGTAACTCTAGGCTATGGGGCAGGAATAGTTGCAGCTTTAGACCTTGATTACTTTGACACTATGGAAATCACAAATGTCAATGTGTCAGGCACGACCATTGTAAAGAAGCTCCAATGTCAGGGGATTAGCCACAGTATTACCCCTAACACTTGGGTTACAGTTTTGACCACGCAAGAGCCATTACTTGATGTGATGTACTAGAATAGGACTATGGAGAAACAATCATGGCAGTAGGATTACCACTTAAAACGACATACGCTAATGGCGATGTCTTTTCAGCCTCGGACATTAACGAT